ACGGTACATGATGGAGGCTAAGTCCTCCTTGGGGTGGACGGGATGCCAAGCGAACTTGGCTTCCAGATCCTCTACCAATTTCTGTAGCTTCTCTGATTGGAAACTAAGCGTATTGGGGGAGATTTGTGTTTGCATGTTCAAAGAACGCTGGCATACGAGCTGCTTTTGTGTCAGAAAACTGAGGGGCTTTGCCCTGATACATTAACTGATCGCTCGCATCCAGCCAAAATTTTTTCGACAAATATTTATCAGTATTGTTTTCTGCTAGGGGTTGTAGTACCCATTGTATAGTTGCCTTCCGAAGCTTATCCAAAGAAGTGCTAGGAACAAGACCCAACTCAGCACATACGAGACTATTTGTCGCAACGTGTATCTGTTCATCTCTGGATATATCAGCTGATACTGTTCTGAGAGCAGCATCACCAAGAAAGCGAAACATAGGTAATAGAACAAAGAATATAGCTCGCTCTGCAACGAGTGCCTTTGTGATAGTGTGGTCAGGGTGATCAATCCAAGCATCTCTTAACCTCTTTGCTTCAAGTTCAGCTTTGGGATCAGCCCCATGGGCGTCAACAATGAAGCCCAGAGCGAGATCATGTTTAATCTCATCTTGTACGTTTGACTCAAGAAGTGTCCTCGCTGCTTGCGGGACAGTCCTCTCCAGTCCCTGAGAAATAAATTCTCCAACTGGTAGCTCCATATGACGTATTGCGAGTGCACGCTTGATGGTTTCTTCAGCACCTTCTTTCAATACTCCTTTAGTAGGTTGGACTGGTGTCCATGTTCTTTTTCTGTTTTGTAATTTTATGTAGGGGTTCATTGTTGGCAGTCACATTCAATAGTTGTATCTTGATCTATGATTCCCTGTAAGTAACTGTCAATGTCAGTGTCAGCTAATGCAGCATAGGCATCAGACTTGTCTTGTACATCACCCATTACTTGGAGAGAATAATATAAAGAGGTCTGTGGACTTCCGAGCCACTCCTCTATAAACGCTTCATTATATTGAACTACATCACTCCAGCTGTTGAAGCTGTAGCCATGAAGCAATCCTGTCCTATCGAGCATCGTCATGATTTCGTCTGCTACACGCTTGTATGCGTCCCATCCTACTTCACTTGCTATCTCAACGTCGCCATAGTTGACTCTATCTACTCCGAACTCGCCGGAATCTCTGTCAACCATCCTTGCTATTGGTGGTGCTATCTCTGGTGTGCATGTATAGCCGTCTAGGTCTCTACTGCGATAGCTGCAACTGGCAGTGGGTGCAATAGCGAACGCCCTTACCATATTATTATTATGTGCTACTTGTGCCGCTTCAAAAATCGCTCTGTCCAAGGCAACAGCCGCCATACCGGCTTCGTTGGTTGCACTATATCCTCTGTTGACAAGGCGGAGTGCTTCTCCGAAGTCTTTGTAGCTGATGTTGTAACGTCTGAGGAAGTTGGCAAGACCGAGCACTCCAAGCCCCACTTGTCTGTCGACTTCTGGGGTAAGGTATTCTCCAGATTCTCCAACACCTGTCCGGCCATGGAGATCACACAACTCGGACATGCCTGATACGAAAGCCTCTTGTAGGTTGTCGAGTGTACAGGAACCGAGATTGACATGCTGTAGCAAGCAAGTTCCACGTGAGGGCAAGTATACTTCAAGACAGACGTTCCCATAGATACGCTCCCCGGTATTGGGGTCGTGTCTGATTTTGTTGAGCCAGACATCTCCTGATTTGATTCCATAAATTAAGGCATCCTTTGTATCTTGATCTGCAAACTTCCACATGTCATCATCAATGTCGATGCAACGCTTGACCCAAGGCAGTTCTGATCGGCTTGCAGTTATAAAGTCCACCGCATCTGGGTGGCATAGGTCGAGGTGCAATACAATAGCACCATTCTTATAAGCTCCACCTCTTCTCAAGGTTTCATTTAGAGCTGAATATATTTTACCAAAGCTGACTGGGCCAGTAGCCACAAGTCCTTTGTCATTTTCGTGTCCGGCTGGTCTTAGCTTAGACAGGTGGATTGCACAGCCTGCACCAAATCTTAGTGCGTGGCTTGCGAATCTCCAGCTAGCTTCGATGCCGTTTGGACCTTCCATGCTGTCTTCAACAACGAAGGTCGTGCATGATACAGGTAGTCTTGATTGAGGATCGTCGATCCAAGACTGTACCCGTCCAGTGCGGGAGATAAGTTCAGACATTTTAAATAATAATACTGTTTTCCATAAAGTTTTTAAGTGCATTACCTAGTGCGAAGTTCTGTCGCTGTAATGCAAGGAAGAGTGTAATCACGTCTTCCTTTCTGTCATAATGTTTGCGTAAATTATCTTCAATAACTCGCATCTTGAAGTCCTGTTCCATCGTCAATGGTATAGGAAGCTTCGGGCGTCCAGAGTTTGGGTTGTTTTTGTTTGGAATCATAGTCCTCATCTGTAAGTATTCTGGCAAGTCTAGCATTGAGCAAAGCATCTTCTTCGGTCAATCCTTTATCTTCAAATGCTTTTATAACTGTTTGCCAACTGTAACCCTCTTTGTTGAACAGAGTCTCTGCTCTCTTCACACCAATACCGGGCACACCACTGTAACCGTCTGTCTGATCGCCTGCCAGTGTCTGAATCAGATGCCATCTAGCACCCTCTTCCGGTGTGATGTAAGTAGTGTCTTCTAAATTGTATAACTTACCCGGGATCTGTCTCATGTCTTTGTCAGGAGAAACAATGATATTCCCTGTAAGTTTGGTGGCATAAATGCCCATAGCATCATCGGCTTCCAGTTCCGGCATGATGCAAACGTCATACTCAATTTTAAGGTTACGTATGACACGTTTGTAACCGCAGGGCTTCTTTCTATTTCGATGCCCTTTGTAATCTGGGGAAATTTTTTTCCTAAAATTTTTAGAGTCGCTAAAAAAGAGTATAGGCTTACTGAATGAGCCAAATACATCTTGTATCTGTTGTATTTCACGTTTTACTGCATTATATGCGTCTGAAAAGTTCGATGTAACAAATATAACGTCTTCCCCATAATCTATCTCTGTTTCACAGGCTGCACAGCATTTATATACTATGAAGTCTGCATCTATTAATAATCTCATGGTGGTTTAGTGTACGTCAGCCCAAGTCTGTCCAATCTTAGCTTCAGCTGCGATAGGGCATCTTAGGTTGTAATATTCGCCTGCCATTTTGGCTGCAAGCTCTAGCCATCTAGCTAACTCTTCACAATCACGAGGATAACATTCGTAGTTTAGTTCGTCATGTATGAAGGATAGCTGGTGTCCGTCAGGTGGTAGGCACTGGTTTATGGTGACCATCCATCTCTTGGCGATTGTCGCTGCTGATCCCTGTAGGAGGTAATTGAGAAACTTATGCCCTTTGTCAACGCTGATACGCCTACCGTCGATGGCGTTTGCATAACCTCTTTGGCTACATGTTTGACAAGCCGCCAACAACTCCGCAAGACCCGGAATGGCAGCAACATAAGCTTTACGTATATCCGCTCCCTTTTGTGCAGCGGCTTCTTCGGATAGTAACTTATCAAAGCTTCTACCTAGTTTGATGTTCCCTGCCCCGTAAAGGAAGGCGTAGGTAACAGTCTTAACTTGTCGACGGGTAATTCCGATTCTATCGGCATTGGTTTGGTGTATATCTCCTGTTGTAAGGATTCGAGCATAACGTCCTTTATCGTATCTGGCGAGGTAGTGGGCGAGCATCCTGAGCTCAATACCACTAAGATCGGCAGAGACCAAAACTTTAGTAGGTGTAGCTTGAAATAATTTTCTAAATCTTTTGTCACTTGGTACTTGGGCTAAATTTGGTTTTCTGTGTGCACATCGAAATGTGTTGGTGGCGACAGAACAATGGTGATGTATCCTGTTACACGTCGTAACAAGCTTCTGCCATGCGTTCACGCCTTCCGAGATCATCCCCAATTTCTTGGTAATATCTAGACATTGAAGAAACAACTGGGCTGTCTCCGATCCAATATCCTTTAATACAGTCTCGTCCACGACGGGTTTCCCTGTCGCAGTGAGTTGTGTAGGTGTCCAGTTCTCGTGGGTCTTCAGTATCCATGCTATGTGGTCTCGTGAGGTGGGGTTAAGTTGTTTAAGTTTGTAAATGGGCATCCTTGTACGTACCCTTGTGTCCGGTTATTTCGCTTAGGTGTAAACACTGCTCCAGCAACGAACCCGTATTTTCTGCGTAGTATTGCTGTAGCTTCTTCCATTTCTCCTCTGAGAGTTGATTCGAGTTCGTAGGCTGCTCGTTCGTCGAAATACCATCCATGTTCTTCTTGTTGTTGTAAGATTTGTGCGACCTGATGTTCTAGTTTGACCCAATCAGGTAAGGGTGGAAATGTTGACATAGTTTTCTTGTAACGATTGTATCTTGTTCACAATAGTCTTCCATCTCCTTGCTCCATTCTAACCAGTTAGCAGTCTCTCCAAAGTTCCCTTTGTATTCTCCTAATCTGTAGCCATAGGATTCCAGAGAGTGGCGACCATATAGCTTAGGTGGCATACCATCAGGCTTAGACTTGCGGTCTACTTCTAGCATGTTTGGATGGTACAACCTTGATAATAATAATGTATCTATGATACGTCCCTTTGGTTCAAAGAAAGGGTATATCTTTTTAATCACAGGTATGTCGAATCCTATGATGTTATGTCCAATAATAGTGTCAGCATCCATCAGATACGTAACGGCTCTGACTATGGGTTCGTCTCCTCCTATATCATTGTATCTTGTAGTCTCACCTGTCTCATAGTCAAGTGTGACAATACAATGTATCTCAGTCCGCTTTGCGTTTAGAGGTGTTGTCTCCAGATCGAACAGGAGGGTAATAGGTTTTGTCTCTGAATTTGGCACGTCTTTTCTGTTGTTTAGTGGGTGGGTTAGGTTTCTGCAAGTCAGAAGTCTGTGCTTGCGTCGAAAACTGGTGTTGTCTTAGTTTCATCTGCTTCATAAAATTTGCATGACGCTAGGTCATAGGTCAATCGTGTAGCGACTCCAACCTCTCCTGAGTAACGGTTTTTAAGAACTCGCAAAGTG